CGGCGTTTATTGCGTTGGACGATACGACGCTCGCAAATTACTGCATCTACGCGACGCGGGTGTTGGAACAGAAAGTCATTTGGGCGGGATACGCGGCGACGGGGACACAGGCGCTTGGATGGCCGCGGAAGTACGCCGAAGACAAATACGGAATGTCCGTGCCGTCGGATGAAGTCCCGCCGCAAGTTATTGCCGTGACGTGCGAGCTTGCCCGCTGGTTGCAGGATAACGATCCCGCCGACGGTCAAGATGTGGCGAACCTCAAACAAATCACCGTCGACGTTGTTGACGTTGTCTTCCAAGACTCCACTTCTCAGACGAGTTACCCGACGATTTTCAATCAGATCATCGCTGGTCTCGGGCAGTTGCAGATCGGGGGACGCGGCTTTAAACGAGTCGTGAAGGCATAATGGGGCTGCGCGATCTTGTGAAGAAAAATGTCGTCGGCGCCTTCAAGGCGATCGGCGACTTGAAAGACGAAGTCACGTATTACCACGTGACGACGGGCGCGTACGATCCTGAGTCTGATCAGCTTACGAATACAGTCACGGCCGAGACCTTCCAGTGTGTGCAGGCAAAGCTAAGTGATCTGGAAGTCGATTACTTCCCTGGGCCGCTCATAACCGAGCGTCTCATTGTCCCGTACAATGTTTTCACGGGAGAGCCGAAAGAGCCGGATTACGTGTGCATCAATAACGTGCGTTGGGAGGTGCGCCGCGCCCGCGGCGTCCCCGGCGCCAGTGTGTGGATCATTTACATCCAACAAAACTAACCCGGGAGTACCTTTAATGCCTCTCGTCGGTCTTGCCGAGACACAGAAAGAGCTACAGGATGAACTTAAAACGTTTGAGCAGCAGTGTGTCACTGAGCTTAAACGCGGCGTGAACGTGTGCCTTGAGACCTTACTTGCCGCGACTCCTGTATGGACGGGTGAGACTGTTGCCAACTATCATGTAAATCTTGGGCGTTCGGCAGAGGGCGCCTACCGTGCACCGGAAGGTTCCGGAGACCCTGGGCATACGAACAAGATGGCATTGGGTTCTGAACCTCGGCGCCCGGCAAATGAGGCACTGGCGCGCGCGGAGATGACGGCGGCTATCGCGGCACTCGGGACAGCGTTGCGTGACGTCGTTATTTCGAACTCCGTCGACGAGGCTAAATGGGACATGATTGACAACGGCGCGGCGCCGGGAGGACCCCCGGGGTATCCTTTGGGACCGAATCAAGTCCAGCGCGCGCCCGGCGGCGTCTCGCGTGTCGCCATACAGACGGTGCGATCGAACGGGAATTGGCGGTAGCATTATGGTTAGTTTTGTGGTATAGGGTCGAAATATTCACGCTGCGCATGGGGGCTTGCGGCAATGGCTACGGTGCTTTTACTCGATTACACGGATTGCGATTCTCTTACCGAGACGGGCAACTTCGAGTTGCGTAATCCGGTAAACGGACCTGCCGGTGCCGATCATATCATCATTGAAGTCATCGCGCCCGGCGCTCCGCTAAGGCCGGATAACGTACGCCAGACGTGTTGGGATGTCGGTAACGGCACAGGCGCGGTCGAGCGCCACTATGCCCCCGGCGAAGGCTGGACTGATTGGACAACCGTCGGTAGTGGTGGCGGTAGTGGCGGAGAAGCGGCCGATGTAACATTCAACGAGGCAAATTCTGACGTACTTCTCACGGCGCTCGTAAAGCCGACTGTCAGCGCGTTTGATACGCTCGCGAACTTGTACCTAAACACGTACGGTACCACGATGCCCGACAACTTGCAGGGTAAGCTGGATGCGATTGCCGCAGCAGCCGTTACGGCGCTGAGCGTGACGCTCAAGGGGCCTGTGACGATGCACTCGGCGACTGTAGACCCGACCGTTACCGACGACGCATTCGCTGGCTTTGCGGACGGAACAATGTGGCGTAATACGGCCAATGGAACGATGTTTATTCTCATTAGCGGCACCTCGCAAGGCGCGGCTGTATGGAAAGAATTTACGCTCACCGCGTAAGGGGGCTAGATGTCTTTTGACGCCGTACGCGCCAAGGTGGCGACTGTGCTGGAAAGCGCACTGGCGACTGCGGCGCCCGGCGTTCTCGTTGTGTTCGAAAACCAGAAATTTACACGGACGCCGACACAGCCGTGGGTTGTCGTGTCCTTCCAGCCCGGCGTCATCAAGCGTAAGAATATAGGCACACGCACCCGCGAGTACCGGCGCTTGGGGATCGCGATAGTCAACATCATGGTTCCCGTGGATTCCGGAACTAAGGCGCTCTACGACATATCAGAGGCTGTATTCACGGCCATTGGCGATCGGAATTTTAACCTTGGCGTAGACGGGTATTTGAAACTTTGTGATGCGCAGCAGAAAAATCGCGGCGTTATCAATGGGTTCCTGACTTGGAACATCCAAGTCGAGTACCATCATGATCTTGTCATGGTTAAACCGGCGGACGCTTAGTTCAAGTTTTCCTTGACTAATTGCGCGTTTCGTGGTTAACGATACAGAGACGAATTGGGGCACGCGGGTGATGGGGCGCCCGCGTTAGAGCACGTCTTAGGGGGCTTCCTACATGGTTATCATCAATTCGGCCGAAGCAAACCGTACGCAACTTCGGTACATCAAGGAGTCCGTGTGGGGCACGACTCCTGCGAGCGGAGCTACGACCGAAGCACGTATCGTCGATTCCAGCATCACCCGGCAGAAGAACACGCAGACTTCGAAAGAAATCCGCGCGGATCGTATGGTGCCGTCGATTGCGGAAGTCGGATCGTCCGCAGGCGGCACGATTGACTTCGAATTTTCCGCGGGCTCTATGGATGCTTTCTTCGAAGGCTTCCTACTCGGCGCGTGGACGACCGAGATGAATTTCTTCCAAGTCAAAGGTAACGTCGTCTCGATCGCCGGTGCAGGCGAAGTCGACATTCTTGGCGCGGACTACACAGATTACATCACCGCCGGACAGTACCTCAAATTGGAAGGCTTCACGAAACCTGAGAATAACAAGTACGTCGCCGTTTCCGCCGTTTCGTTTGGCTCGGGTAAAACGACGATCACTGTTCTCGAAGAGGTGGGTGTCGGTTCGGATGCGGGCCTGACGGCTGAGGCAGGTACAGCCTTCACTAAGGTGCTTGACGCCAACGACGTTCTGCTCAAGGCTACGGACATCGAGACCTCGGCAACCGGCAACGAAATCACCACGTCGGCCGGTACGTTCCCGACACTCAAGGTCGGACAAACCATTTATGTGGAAGGGCTCGGTAAGGGCACCGGCTCAGTTCTGTGGAATGTTGCCGACCCTGTGGCGGGTGATACCGTCACGGTCAACGACGGCGCGAACGAAGCGATCTTCGAATTGAACACGTCTGCGGATGCTGTGGGCGAAGGGCATATTTATGTTCCGTTGTCTCAGACGCCCGCAACGCAGGGACAGTCCTTTACGGACGCCGTCAACGCGCAGTTCGCTAAAGGTGTTCTCCGTGTTAGCTCGACCTTCGACACGGCAACGTCGACGCTTGTCAATCACAACGGCGCAGGCGGTTCTATCGTTGCGTCCGATACAAGCACGGCAACTGTTACGAGCTTCTCGGGCGGCGCAGCAAGCGGTAAGTTCGGTTTCTTCACTGTGCTGGCGCAGCCGGATACGAAGACCATTCAGGTTGCCGAGACGCTTGTCACTGACGCAAATGCGGGCTCACTGCCTGTTGTCGTGAAGGGTTCGCATCTTCGCAACCCTGGCGCCGTTGGCGATATTACCAAACAGTCGTTCACGATCGAAACGAGCTTTACGGACGTGTCTAAGAACTTCGTCGCACGTGGACAGCGCGCGGGATCGTTCTCGCTCGACGTCAAGACGGGTGACATCGTCACTGGCTCTATGGACTTCATGGGTCGCGACATCATCCATTCGTCCACGAACCTGCTCGGGCTGTCGCCGTACACGCCACTTGAAACCACCACTACTGAGGTTTTGAACGCGACGTCGAACGTCGGTACGATCAAGTACCAGGGAACGGCGCTCGATCTGGCCATTCAGTCTATCACCATGAAGGGGGATAACAACCTCCGTGAGCAGCGTGCCGTCGGCGAGCAGTTCCCGGCGGGTATCGGCTACGGTAAGTTTGACTTGTCGGGAACGGCGGATATGTACTTCGAATCGTTCGAAGTCTATCAGGCGTTCGTTGATCATACGACCGTGTCGCTTGGCTTCGACTTCACGGACGTCGACAACAATCACTACATCTTTACGATCCCGGCGGTTAAGTTCACGAAGGACCCGATCTCACCGGATGGTATTGATACCGACGTCATGGAAAAATTGGAATGGACCGCGCAACGCGATCCCGTTCTGAAAACGCAGCTTATGATCGATAGGTTCTCGTCGATCTATCCGATGGCGGCGTAACTACGCTCGCCTGTCCGTAGGGGGCGAGGGTGTCTGCCGTCATTGATCTCGGCGCAAAGCCTGATCTAAACTCCGTCGATAAATCTGGTATCTACCAGTTTATCGACGGCGTAAACGTGCCTTACGGCATGACAGGACACGCCTTCATAAGCGTCACCGCGGCGAACGTTGGGGGCAACAACCGCGTCGCGCAGACAATTTGGGATTTGGACGCGGGCACGGTTTATAATCGTGTCAAGGTTGTAGGTTCGTGGACGGCGTGGGATGCGGGCGGCTCCGGAGGTGGCGGCGGTGATTACGATCCTGCCGGTACGGCTGACGCTGTCATGGCGGCACATCTCGCGGACGCCGATCCGCATCCGCAGTATCTTCTACAGTCCGAAGGTGATGCGATGTACGACGCGATCGGCACAGCCGACGCGGCGGTTGCGGCTTTTGCGGCAGAGTCCGATCCCTTCACGCAGTACTTGACGGAAACGCGCGGTGACGCACTTTATGACGCGATAGGAACCGCCGACGCCGC